ATAGTTTGTACAAAGTTTAATGAGTCTTTTTGATTGTTAGTTAGGTAGTACATATTAGTAGACGGAAACATTATAAATCTGTTATTAAAAAGTTCTATATCCCAAGACCTACCTTTACGTCTGTTGTCTTCAAAGTGTATTCGAACATTACAATTTTTTACTTTTACACCATATAATAACGTAAAATCAGGCGAGTTTCTAAGATCTATTGGATCAATATTAAGTAATGGAATTGTTGTCTCCGCAGGTTTATACATATTACCCCACGTTTCTTTATTAATTAAAGTAAATCCATAGTCTAAATTTATATGCTCTCTTATATAAGTTGTTAATATATCGAATGTTCGTGAGAAAGGAAATTGTTTGTTTTGAATTATTGATTGTAAGATGTCGCCTGATAATTTATCTCGGTCAATGTCCCAACCTTTAGGCATTTCCACATCACCGTAATATAACGCTTGTTCACTTAATACTTTCTTTTGCATACCACCACCAAGTATAAATTATGCCATTGCGTCTGTCAAGTCCCAACCAGTTGTATTATCAGCTTGATATGCTGATTCATTCCATTCATAATACCAAGAATGTGTCTCAGCATCATTTTGTGCTTGTTGTTCAGCTGTTATAGAAGGTGCATCACCAATCGGTGATTGCCATCTAGCATCAGATATATTTTTTACCCAAGATGAGTGAGGTTTTTTAGGCCAAAAGATTTGATTGTCTTCGTCCCATTCATAACCTATACCTGCATAATTACCTCTAAATGCTTTTGAGTTATCACCAGAGTTATGTGTGTTTTGAAAAGTATTATATGAAGTTTGAACCCACATTTGTGCTGGCCAATTATTATGTTTTTCTAAATATTGTTGACCTACTTTTTCATCAGGTTGATTACCTGCATCCAACATATCAGTATCTGCAAGTGTTAATACTTGAATAACTTTTCCGTTCATTCCTATTTTTGCAAAGTTTGCCATATGTTTATTTAATCTCCATATTAATTTTGATATTTATACCTTATAATTACAAGACCAGATCCACCAGACCCTGCAGTGCTTCCATTTTGGTTTCCACCACCACCGCCTCCAGTGTTTGCGGTTCCTTGACCTCCACTAGATCCACCACCATCTTGACCGGATTGACCTGCTGCACCACCGCCTCCAGCTCTTGATGTCGGTGTTCCATTAATTGAACTTGCTGCGCCTGATCCACCTGCTGCTGAAGATCCTCCAGCATTACCGCCTGCTGAACCTATACCACCACCGCCTCCGGCTGAACCATCGGGAGGACTTGAAGCACCTGATCCACCGTCATTTCCTTGAGAAGGACTTACAAGAGGTACGTTTCCAGATCCACCTGGTTTTCCAGGTACACCACCACCTCCGCCAGATCCTCCGCCAGATCCGCCGTCAGCAACGGATGGGGATGCTGCGCCACCACTTCCTCTTGCTCCGCCACCACCAGCGCTAGAAATACCATTAAATGATGAATCACTACCTTGTGTGCCAGGAACACCCGGTGTTCCAGCTCCACCTGAACCACCACTACCAACTGCTATAGAATAAGCTCCTGTTGTTGATAACGTGGTATGAGTAGTAGCTGGAGGGGCTGCAGAATAAGGGTCAGACGAATCTTTACCTTCTCGATAACCTCCTGCTCCTCCTCCGCCTCCATCGTCAGATGAGTTAGTTGATCCACCACCACCGCCACCGGCTATAATTAAATAAGAAATTTTATTGTTACCAAATTCATTACCTGTATTAGTTACACAAAAAGTACCGGGACTTGTAAAAGTATGGATTTTGAAATCTCCAGTACAGGTAACTGTTCCACCTGTTGCTGCTGGATATTGAGGGAGGAAACTTTGGTCACTGTTATTAATCACTTTCCATCCCTGAGTTCCGTCTACATAAATAAATGTTATGGATTCAGCTTCAGTTGTTAAATCTACATTAGCTGCTGTTGCATCTATATTAGATCCATTTCTAGCAACTGTTAATTTGTTTGTATCAAAAGTGCCCGCATAATCTTTAAAAGCTACAATATTACCTGCACTAGGACTTGAGGGAAGTGTCGCTGTAAAAGTTCCACCTGTAGTATTACAGAAATACCCTTCTCCTGCTGCTGCTGTAAATCCAGAAGTTTTAATACTTCCTGTTTGCCAAGTCACAGCTCCACCTTCCATATCAGTGAAACTTAAGTTACCACTACCATCTGTTTTAAGCACCTGATCTGCAGAACCGTCTGCTGCTGGAAAAGTTAAATTATCTATTGTTACTTGTCCACTACCTTTTGGTTGGATAGATACACCAATATTAGTATCTCCACCAGTTGCGGTAAATGTTGGTTTGTTCCCTGTAGCTGCATTTGCATATGTTAATTCGTTTACTGCTGAACCTGTTGCAGTTAGTTTAAATAATTCATTACCATTTGTATCTAAAATTGAAGTTCCAATTTTAGGTGAAGTTAAAGTTTTATTTGTTAAAGTCTGTGTTCCTGTAAGTGTTACATCACCTGTACCAAAACCCATGTCAATAATATCAGGATTAGTACCATCGTTTGCAGAAGCAAATACAATTTTAGTTGCCCCACTAGCTACTGCTACACTATCACCAGATCCTGAAACATATTTAAAAGTTACAGTCTGAGAGCCACCTGTAGAATTTCTTAAAAAATAAAAAGTTTGAACATCAATTGGTATAGTTACGTTTCTGCCAGCAGAAAGAGTCCCTGTAAATTCTATCATTCTGTGTGCAAGAGTTGCACCAGTTGATCCATCAGATACAGAAAGATCTGTATCTCCAGAATCTGAAACCGCTTGTTGTGTAAAACCACCTGAAATTTGTTCGATTATACTTAAATTGGTATTAGTTTTTGTTCCCCATGTACCGGCATTTTCACCAGTTGCTTGAAGTTCTATACCTAGCGGTGTATATGTTGATGCCATAATTTTGTACTCCTAATTAGTATCTTTTTTTAATTTGTTTTATACTCATTGTCAATCATTTACTGCCGTATAATTAGCAGTTTGTGTAGCTGTAACTGAGCTATATCCTGCACTTTGATTACCGGTTATTGACTCATACCCTAAAGGAGCTACGGTTCCCACACTAACAGTTGCAGAAACTCCTGTCAATCCCATAACATCTGCTGGTGATATTGCACCTACTGAAGAAGTTGCAGTTACTCCTGTTAATCCCATAACATCTGCTGGAGTTATTGCTCCTACAGAAGACGTCATGGAAAGACCTGTTAAATCTATAATAGGATTTGTAGAAATTTCAATTGTGCCTAATGATACTGTTGCTGATAAACCAGTTAAGCCCATGACATCTGCTGGTGCAATTGCACCTACAGAAGCTGTAGAACCTAATCCAGTTAAACCCATTACATCAGCAGGATCTAAAGAACCGACTGATGAGGTTGCACTTTGACCTATTAAACTAAACGTAGCATCAGAAATAATTGTTGTTGATCCAACCGATGACGTCGCAGACAATCCAGTTAAACCCATTACATCTGCAACATCTAAATAATATTCTCCACCCCAGCCAGTTGTTGTAGATCCCCAAGTTTGTTTGCCCCAACTTACATCTTCTCCAATATCTGTAGTTGCTTCAACACCAGTAAGTGGTACGACTAAACCTGATTCACCCCAGTTTTCTACGCCCCAACCGTCTTGTCCCCAACCGGTATTTATTTCTGTTGTAATTGTAGGTGAACCTACTGAAGAAGTGGAAGAAACGCCTGTAAGTGTAAGAGTAATATCATTAAGTTGACCCCACTCACCATCATTCCAAGCTTGAGCTCCCCAACCTAATGCAAATTCATCAGTAGTACCCCATCGATTGGTACCCCAGGTTGTGCCGGACTCGTTCCAAGTATTGGCCATAAGGATTTACCTCCTTATGCTATACGAACTATTGCGTTAGATGCGTCAGCTGTTGGAAATTGAATTGTAAACGTTCCACTTGTTACAGTTTTGTCTGAACCAAATGCGATTGCACAAACTGCAGGATCGCCGGTTGCTGAGTCATTAAAAATTAAACAACCATTAGCTGTAAAAGAAGCCGATGTGAAAGATATGTCTGCAAAATCACAAACTGCTGTATCCGTAGATAAAACAGGTGTTACACTTGTAAGTGCTTTTCCCTTAGCTGTGTAAGCTGAACCTGATGTATTAGTAATTTCGTTTGATGTAGTATACGCTGTCGTTGATTTATTTAAAGTTGCTGAACTTGTGTATAAAGCTAAGTTAAAAGTGTCTCCAGACGATGCTGTAAAATTATGTATACCTTTTAAAATTTCAACTTTAAAACTGTTACAAATTGCCGATGTTATTGCCATAATATTTTACTCCATTTAAGGTGACGGTGATTCGATTGGTATACGGATTGTACCATCTGTATAATCATCTCTTCTTCGTCTACCAACTTGCATTGCTGCAAACTTGGTTAATTCTTGTTTATACTTTCCTTCGTATAATGTCAACATATCAGTTGGACCTTTTAAGAATCCATATGCCTCTACTAAACAAGCATATAATAGACCTTGAGGAAAATACAGACTAATATAATTAGTTTGATTACTTGATTCTAATGTATCTGGCATTTTGTTGTAATATATTCGAAATATGTAGTTAACATCTGGAGTAGGTGCTAAATAAATAGATCCTGATGTAGTATCGGATAATCCTGTTGCTCCTCCAAACATAGCGTAATATTTTGGTTTACCAGTAACATCAGCTCCTGATGTAGTAGATCCCTCTGGTCCGGTTAATCTTCCTACATATTCACTTAAAAAAGTTTGATCCCTTTTTTCTAACCACGTACCTTGCTCCGTAGAATTTGTGGCGTTGAATACTTCTACACCTCTAATAAACAAAGCTCCTGCTGGAACTCTAATATTGTTTACGTCTGCTGCCATTGTACCTTGATCCACGAATCTATCGGAATCCATAGGTAAATCTAACATAATTCTTTGTTGAGCATTTAAAATAAAATTTTCTAAAACATCTGTTGTAAATACATTAGCATCTACTTCTGTGTAATTTCTAATTTGTGTAACTAAAGTGTTATAACTAATTCCTGACATAATTAAGCTTTATCATTAATTGGTCCAATTGTACACTGAAAACCACCCCCTGTTTCTGTGCTTGAAGCATTAGATACTAAAGGAACTGTTATAGAATTGAATTGTGTCTCAGTTGCTGGTTGAGCCCCTGTTTGAACTGTTGTTCCAATAGCAGTTGCCAAATAAGATCCAAAAACTTTTGCTCCGCTAGCATGTGTAGTTGCTGTTGTGTTTTCTAAAGTTTCTCCTTTAAAAGGTGCCGCAGTTCCACGTGTACAACCTGTTAAATTATTACCAGCTTTTCCTGTGTATTGAATTACTTCATTTAAATATTTTCCAAAATTATCAGTGTTAGGAGTTGTATCAATTTTTTCTATCATGATAAACCCAGAAGTTGGAAACTCACTTGCATCTGTTAAAGTAATTGTAGTTACAGAGTCACTAATACTTCCATTTAAAGTAGTTTCTAATTGTAAAGTAGAAATAGCAACACCACCTACAGGTTTTTTTACATCTCTAAATCTAACGTGTGTTGTTCCTTCATTTATTTGATTTGATAGGTAAGATACACTTAAAGTTCCAGAGGCAGCTGTAGTTGTAAATGGATTGTTAGGTAATATATTTTCTACAGGAAATTCAGTTCGTGCAGGTCTTGCATTTTTTAAAGCTTGAGGATCTGCACCTATAGGGTGTGGTTGTAGTTGAGGTTGTTTAGGTTCAAATTCAGAAATGTGTACTAAAGCACCAGTCCACTCTTTAACCATTTCATCGTATGGAAATGCTGCACCGGATCTATCTGATATTGCTAAAGCTCTTCTTCCTTTTGAAAATCGTGCCATTATACATTTGGATAATAGGTTTTCGGTGTAATAAACGTACTAGCCGCTGATCCATCCTCCGCTAATGCTCTTGCTAATTCATCTTCATAAATTAATTTTGTTTCTTGTACTCTTTGTGGTGCAAATTTCATTGCTAAATAATAAGCTAAACCTGAAACCATACATGGCACAAATCTAAAAGGTGAATCACTGGCATTTGTATAAGCACCAGCATCTTGAATTCTTTTTACATAATAAACATTTAAAAAATTATTTGCAGCCGTAGCGTTTGGTAAAGGATAAATAGTTATAGTAACTTTATCTATAAATCTTTGAACCCAAAATTGAGAAGGAGTTCCTTTAGATGTTTTATTTGCCGTTGCAGAATATGAATCTCTTGCAACTTTTGTTAAACCAATATCTGATTGATTTGTAGTATTATAATTTTGTCTAAATGTAACATTTAAAATATCTGAAATACCAAAAACATTTGCTTCTGGAACAGTTGTAGCTTGTGGCGGTTCACCTCCTCCAGGAACATCTGTGGAATTCCTGTAAAACGTATAAACACCAGAACCTTCAGCCGTTGCATCAATGTTGGTAGTAGACCCTTCTACTAAATTTATATTGGTATTTCCAACTTCCCAAAAATGTATTCCTCTATTACCCCATTCTTGAAAAAGAATATTTAATGATCTTCTTGCAGTTTTTATTTGGTGACCTGCAGTTCCAACCAAACCTATTCTTTCATATGCATCAGCAATTATTTCATCAATAGAAAAATTCTGATCAAACGAATAAGAATCGGATGTTGTATTTGCCATTTAAACTCCTATCCAGCATAAAAAACTATTATCTGGTCAAAATCACCTACAGTGTAAGTAACATACATCCCATTTACTAGTCTTGTTCCAGTTCCGTGAGCAGAAACTTGACCGTTGTTTCCTCCCGAAGTTCCGCTTGATTTATCAGTAGCAAGTACTGTTCCTGCAGTTCCTCCAGTTCTAAAACTACATGTTCCAGCGTTTCCGCCTGACGTAGTTCTAAAACTACCAAAAACTCCACCGCCACCAATTTTTGCTCCAGCTGCAGTTCCAAAACCAACTGTTATGTTAGCTGCTGGTTGTGAGCTCATTTCAACTGCAGTTACAGTTAAAAATATTTTAGTGCCCGCTGTTGCTGTAGCAGATCCAGGTAAAGTTATTACTTCAGTTTGAGATGCTCCGTCGACATCAGTTCCAGTGATAGTAGCTGTTTTTCCACTATCTCCAGTTCCTGTAGTCGTAACAGTGACGTTTCTTCCGCCACCATTATGATTAGATGATAGAGATGTTTGTGCCATAGTTGCGGATGTGTTAGGTTGTGCTGCTGTAACAAAGTAATCAGGATCAGCTGTTACTGCATCACTTACACGTATCCAGTTCTTTAAAATAATTGACATATTTTTTTTCTCCTTAAAATTTAAGTGTGGGCCGAAGCCCACACCAAATTAATTATTATGAAAGGTTATTGTTCTGCAAATAACTAATAGTTACTGTAGCAGCCCCTGCTGACGCATCGTTGTTTGCACCATTGTAGATGTAACCAATTTTGATGTCAGAAGTTCCAATATCTTTCCAGTTAGCACACAGTGCAGCTGTTCCTAAAGCTATCTTTCCAACTGCTGAAATAGCTACGTCATTAACATATAAATCAGTATCAGCTGATGAACCAACTTCAAGTATATCAGTACCTGAATCGTTAAACGCAGTTTCTACGTTAACATCGATTCTTACGATTTGAGAGTTAGCTGGAATTACAACGCTAGTATCAGTCGCTGTTCCTTCCACTGTGTAATCAAATGAAAATGATTGAGACATTAACACTTGACCTGTGTTTTTTACGTCTGTTCCAACAGTAGTTCCAGTAGTATTTTTAATAGTACCAGCTAATATTGGTCCAGAAAATGTAGTGTTTGCCATAATTTTATCCTCCTAGTTATGATACATAGTCTCTAGGCCGTCGACTATACGCGTCTACGTATCGTTTTAAAATTGTATAGTAATAAAACTATATACTACATTTTAGTAGAGCGCAAGGTAGCCTGTAATGTGA